TACTTTCACTACACTAGGTGTTCATGAATTCACAGCCGGACAATCAGTCGTTATTGCAGGATGCGGAAGCCCATACAATGGAACAAGAACAGTACTTGACTCAGATCTTGGAGCATATACCTTCCAAGCTGCAATCACTAATGCCGATGTCACAGAAGCAAATGTTATTCCAAGTGGAAGCGCGACTTTATCATCAGCATCAACTTATGTTGGAAACCAATCTGTTCGATCAGCTGTCTTTGCAGTATCAGTCGAAGTCTTTCAATCAAGAATCGCAGCAGGAGGACAAATCGAAGGAGTAGATTTTACAGCCAGTCCATTTAGAATGGGTAGATCATTATTTAATCGTTGCGTAGGATTATTAGGGCCATATTTAGATGTTGAAAGCATGTGTCAATAAATGCCAGCATCAACAATTCTTTCAGCAGTTAGACAACCACTTGCCACAGCTTTAGCTGGCGTTGCAGGAAATGTTTATGCTTTTGTGCCAGAAACAGTCATTCCTCCAGCAGTTGTGTGCGTTCCACAATCACCATACCTAGAAATTGAAACAATTGGTAAATCTGTAATTCGTTGTCGTGTAAATATGACAATCACAGCAGCAGTTGCCTATAACAGCAATCCTGCATCTTTGGATAATTTAGAGCAACTTATTATGAGTATTCTGGCAGTTATTCCTAACGGATATGTTGTCGGATCGGTCGATAGACCAACAGTTACACAAGTTGGAGCATCAAATTTATTGATCTCTGATATAACAGTATCAACTTATTATCAACAAACAACCTAAGGAGTCAAAGTGCCTACCACAGTAATCACAGGTCGGGATGTTACCTTCACAATCGGTGGTAACACTTTCGATGCACAAGCTACAAGCGCAACATTGACTGGCGAAATGGATCGTCAGACATATGAAACACTTGATGGAAAAGTCTATAAAGTTATAGACAACAACTTCACATTTGATGTTGAAATGTTGGCAGATTGGGGCGCAACTGGATCTCTATGCGAGATTTTATGGGGCGTTGCTGAGTCAGCACCAAACACCGGAATCAGCACAGTAATGACAGCTGCATCAGGTGCAACATTCACATTCCAAGTTTTGCCAGTATGGCCATCAGCTGGTGGAACATCACCAGATGCACAAACAGTTTCTCTATCATTCCAAGTAATTGGCGTGCCAGCAGAATCATTTAGCTAAGAAATAAAACGGGAGCAAACAAATGAAACTAGCAATTACAATTGAATACAATTCTGGGGAGCAAGCAACTTATATTGCCCAACCCCCAGAATGGGCGAAGTGGGAGCAGAAAACAGGCAATATCATTAGCCAAGCATCTGAAAAGATCGGTGTTAGTGATTTAATGTTTTTGGCTTATCACGCACATAAGCGTGAAGCAGCTGGCAAGGCTGTCAAACCTTATGAAGCATGGATGGAAACTGTTTCCGATATTCAAGTCGGTGATGCAAACCCAAAAGCCATCCAGTAGGAAGCCTAAGTCGATTATTGGTGCAGTTGTCAATAGCAACTCAAATTCCAATGAGCGAATGGGTTGATGGATCGGATGTTTTAACAGCGTTAGAGATATTGGAGGATAGGCATAAGAAATGACCCAACCTTCAATCGTCTATGACAAAAAAGAATTAAATCAATTTGCCAAAGTTATTAGAAACATGGGCGATATTGCCAAAGAGGAAACTGCTAAGCGAGTTGGTGCATTAGCTCAAAGAGAGCTTGACGAAATTCGCCGTATTGCTTCATCAAGAGGCAAGGTTGCAGATCGTATTGCTCAAGGCGGTAAAGTAGTTAAAACATCTGTATTAGGTGAGATTAAGTTTGGCTTTGCTAGTCAAAAATTCTCAGGTGGTGCAACTACTCAATTCAACACCAGAAACGATCCTAAAGGTAGCCGTTTAGGTATTGGCGCAGCTCATGAGTTTGGTTCAAAGAATTACCCACAATTCCCAAGATGGTCTGGGCCAATGTCTAAAGGTCCAGGATCTCGTGGTTGGTTCATTTACCCAACAATTAGACATTTACAGCCTACAATTATCAAAGAGTTTGAAGAAATCATTTTAGAAATAAGAAATGAGTTTGTAAATGGCTAGTAATAGTAGAACATTAACTTTAGCTTTAGCAGCCGATATTGATGGCTTGCGTAATGGCTTAAAAGATGCTGAAAAGGTTGTAGATAACTCAGCAGAATCAATTAGAGAATTTGGTAAGAAAGCAGCGTTGGCTTTTGCTGCCGTTGGTGCAGCAGCTACTGCATTTGCAGTTTCAGCAGTTAAAGCAGCAGCTGAGGATGAGAAGGCTCGCAAGAATTTAGAGCAAGTTATTAGATCAAGCACTAAGGCAACTGAGCAACAAATTGCAGGAATTGACAAATATATAACTGCTCAATCTATTGCTACTGCAACAACCGATGATGTTTTAAGGCCGGCATTTTCTCGCTTAATTCGTTCGACTCAGGATGTTACTAAAGCTCAAGAATTATTGACTCTTGCACAAGAAATAAGTGTTGCCACAGGTAAGCCTTTAGAAGCCGTCACAAACGCCTTAGGAAGGGCTTATGACGGGTCAAACACCGCATTAGGTAAATTAGGTCTAGGAATAGATGCTGCCACTCTTAAAACTAAATCTTTTGATGAAATTACTAATCAGTTAAAAGGGACTTACAATGGATTTATTGCCAATGAAGCCACCAATGCTGAGTTTAAGTTCAAGCAATTATCTATCGCTGTCGATGAAACTAAAGAGCAGATCGGTGCAGCTTTATTACCTATTGTTAAAGAATTGGCAGATTATTTACTAGCCACAGCCGTTCCTTTAATTCAAGCATTTGCTGCTGGATTTTCAGGTGAGGATGGCGTTAATGCTGGCATAACTGAAGCAACTGAAGGCGCATTCAAATTTGGAAATCAAGTAAAAGAAACGCTTAAATTTGTTGTAAGCATTAAAGATGAACTAATTGTATTGGGTGCCATTATTGCTGGAGTATTTGTTGCTAATAAGATCGCTGCTTTTGTTACTGCAATCATGACTTTAGTAACTGCCATGAAGGCATTAAGGACTGCTGCTGCCGGTGCTGCTGTTGCTACTGCATTTGCAACCGGTGGAGCATCTGTTGGAACTGCTGCTGCTGCTTTAGCAGCTGTTGCTGCAACTTATGGATTAAGTCAATTAGCAGGTGGTGGAGATATTGCTGGAAATCCTGCTGGTAATTATCCAAGCAGTCCAAGTAATTTTACCTATGGTGCAGGTAATCCTGGTGTAACTAATATTTATGTAAGTGCTATCGATGGCGAAGGTGCAGCAAGAGCTGTTGGAAAAGTAGTTAATCAAAGCGCAGCTAGAAGCGTGCCAGTATTTAGTGGAAATGGAATTAGACTAAATTGACAGCATGGGCTCCAGATTGGAAATTAACTGTCGGTGGGGTCGATTATACTGACATAGCAATTAGCGATATTCAGCATCAGGCTGGTCGCGATGATATTTATACTCAGCCAAGCCCATCTTATATTCAAATCAGCCTAGTTGCATTAAATGGTCAAACATTACCTTTTGACATAAATGATAGTTTAGATTTACAAGTTAAAGATAGTTCGAATGCTTATGTAACAATCTTTGGTGGAGATATTACTGACATAACAGTTGAGGTTGCTCAAAGTGGTGCAGCTGGAACAGTTATCGCTTACACAATAATTGCTATGGGCTCACTTGCCAAGATAGCCAAAGACATTTGGGATGACAACATTTCTCAAGATGAGGATGGCAACCAGATCTATACAATTTTGTCAAGTGTTCTATTAGGAACTTGGAATGATGTTCCATCAGCTTCAACTTGGAATACTTATGACGCAACCGAAACTTGGGCTAATGCAGTCAATTTAGGATTAGGCGAAATAGATCAACCCGGCCTTTACACAATGACTGCTCAATCAACGACAGTTGATACGATTTATAATGTTATTTCAGATATTGCAAATTCAGCCTTTGGGTATATCTATGAAGCCAATAATGGAAACATAGGTTATGCCGACGCAGACCACAGGCAAAACTATCTATTAACTAATGGTTATGTTGAACTAGATGCTGGCCATGCTTTAGGGGCTGGCTTATCTACTGTTATGAGATCATCAGATGTTAGAAATGACATATACATAAATTATGGCAATAACTTTAACTCACAGGTTACAGCTAGCGATGCTGCATCAATTACCCTTTATGGCTATAAAGCCGAAACTATAAATTCTAGGGTTCAGGGTGCAGTAGATGCTCAAGCTATTGCTGATCGCTATATTGACCAAAGAGCCTACCCACAGCCAGCATTCCAATCGATAACATTCCCAATCACTAATTCAGAAATTGATGACAATGATCGTGATGATCTATTAGGTGTATTCATGGGAATGCCTGTTGATATTAGAAATCTGCCTAGCCAAATATCAGGTGGCACATTTCAAGGATATGTTGAGGGCTGGTCATGGAGTACTAGATTCAATGAGCTGTTTTTAACAATCAATGTTTCACCAACCATATTTAGCCAAGTGGCGATGCGTTGGAATACAACTCCAGCCATAGAGGCTTGGAACACAATAGACCCAACATTGACTTGGGAATACGCTACAATAGTAGCCTGATAGGAAAAGGATAAAATGCCAACTACCACCAATTATGGCTGGACAACACCAGCAGACACCGATCTTGTTAAAGATGGTGCAAGTGCAATCCGCACACTTGGAACTTCAATTGATACAACAACCAAAAACCTTAACCCATCAACAACTCTTGGTGATATTGAATATCGTTCATCCTCAGCAAACACAAACACTAGATTACCAATTGGATCAACTGGTCAAGTTTTAACTGTTAGCGGTGGAGTTCCTGCATGGGCTGCTGCAAGTGGCGGTGCTGGAAATATGGTTCAAATTGCAACTGGTTCTTTAAGTGGCACATCAGTAACTCTAAGCAGTTTATCAAGTTACACTGATTTGATTCTCTACATAACTGGGGCTGGCAATAGTATTGATGGAAATTGGAAATTAAATTTAACATTAAATAATAATACTGGATCAAATTACAATTACATTTTATTTTATGATCAAAACAATAATCCCGACAGAGATGAATATACTACGACTGGTCTAACTATTCCGCAAAACTTTTTTCAAGTGGGCGATAATAATAATAACGCATTTTGGGGTAAATTTTACAATTGCAAAAATGCAGGTTTTACCGATTGGGATTTATACGCACATTATAGAAATCCAAATAGTAATGCAGGAAAATGTAATTTTCAAAGCAAAGGTGTTTTTACAAATTCAGCAGCAATTAGTTCAATTGAAATTAAAAACAGCGGTTCATATACATGGGATGCTGGTACTTATACACTTTGGGGGGCATAATGTTTAGAGTTGAACACAATGTTGAAACTGGCGAAATAATTGAAATTCCTTTGACTGCTCAAGAAATCAAAGAAATTGAAAAAATACAAAAAGCAGCAGCAGATGAACAAAAAATTATTGAGGCAGAGTTGGCAGAAAAAGAAGCAGAACGCCAAGCAGTTCTTGATCGTCTTGGATTAACTGCTGACGAACTTAAAATCTTACTTGGCTAATGAAGCCATTTTTATCTAAAGCAGCTCAAACGCTACGCGACCAAATAAATGAAACATGGTTGGATCGCGATAAGCGCAGCGATGGGTGGATTTCTGATAGTAAACATGCACTTCGAAAATCAGATCACAACCCACGACCAGACGGAGAAGTTTGCGCGATCGATATTGACGCTGGCTTATCTAACGAGCAAGGGATTAGTCATGCTTTGGCAGATCAGCTTCGACTCACAGCAAAAAAAGATAAGCGTATATCTTACATAATCCACGCTGGTAAAATATGTTCAGCAAGATCGCTTTGGCGTTGGGTTAAGTATCGGGGCATAAATCCACATCATAAACACATTCATATCAGTTTTAAGCCAAATCAACCTGGTCGTGAATTCAATATCCCACTACTGAAAGGCAACTAATGAAACTAACTAAAAAACAAAAGTCAATTCTAAAATCTTATTTTCGTGGAGTGTTGGTGTCATTCCTGACATTCTTGGCAAGTAATGAATTGGGATTAGATCCAGTTGTATCAGTTGCAATTGCAGCATTTGCTGGCCCAGCAGCTAGAGCATTGGATAAGTCTGAGGGTGAGTTTGGCGTTGGTTCTGAAAAATGACACCGAACGAATGGGTCGCATTTGGCGTTGGCGTTTGCAGTATCGCGACCGCTTTGTTACTGGGTCTACGCTGGGTTATTAAATCTTATCTTTCAGAATTAAAACCCAACTCAGGTTCATCCATGAAGGATCAATTAAATCGACTTGAAAAGCGTGTCGATGATCTATTTACAATAATTAGCAAGTCATAATTTAATCATG